TCGATGTATCTCGATCTTCTCCAGCCGCTAACTCGAACTGAAACTCATATTCTTGCTTCAATGCTGATACACGATCATTGACCTCTGGTCTTTTCATCGCGATGTAATATGCCAAGCCTGCTACCAAACAAGGAACAAATCTTGGCGGCATATCTGCCGTGCCTGTAACGCCTTCGTCAATGCTTTCTATGCCACGCAATCTAAAAAACGCAAGCGTATAGGTGTCCGCAGAATCTGGTACGGGCCACAGTGTTGCTGTCGTTGAAGTTGCCAGCCTTTGTATAAACGCCTGTGTTGGTCTCCCTTGTGTATTTTTATTTGTCTGTTGGGAGTAGGTCGAAACACTAATCCGCTCTACATTCGTGTCTGTTTGATTGACACCAGAGCCTGTCCTCAAACTCAATTCGATAACATCAATAGTATCTGCGGGCAACGTATAGGTTGCTGTTCCAGCACTCAGAGCTTGTGTCCCTGCCTCGATAGTCCATAGATTCAGCCCCCTGTTTTGCCACTCCAGCGTAATTAGATTCAAAGAGCGCCTAGCCTGCTTCAGGTCATAACCTGAACGCATCTCTAAACCTGCTCTTTCAAACGCTTCTTCAAATATCTCTGGTAAAGCTGGAGTAACTACTGCCATTTATATCACCTATACTTTGCCGTCTTCTTAGCAATTTTTTTAGGTTGCTTGGAAAACTGCTTGCCTGCCTTAGTCGCCTTGCGCTTTGCCCTTGTTGTCGCCGCATATTCTTTTGACGACATTGCCTTGATAGCTTTTTCTGGAAGATACCTTTCACCTGTCGCTTTCTTTCCTTGCGTAGATGGCTTGCCAGATTTGGTTCTCCATTTCTGCGCGGTCCAGTTTTTTAGCGACTGTTGTGATTTTTTCAAAGCCATTAGTTTTTGTAGCCCCCACCCGCTTTCTTATAAGCGGAAGCAAGCATTTGTGCTTTACGTGCAGACCACTGACCGGGTCGGCCCCCTTTCCCGCCAGCTTTGATTCTATTGAAGAGACGTTTACGCATCGCAGGCTTTGTGTAATTACCTGCCTCATTGACTCTGCTTTTTGATTTTTTCTTAACCTTTCCCCCGCTCTTCATGCCTACGGGGCCATCATCTATATTTTTAGCGGACCGGATAATCTCTAAATCTTTTGCATCATCACCTGTGCTTTGAAATCTAGACATCGTTACCCTCTCTTTTTTTTGTGTAGTGCCTGTGAGCTGTTTACCTATATTAGCTCGACTGATCACGACTTAAGCTCTCTATTAACGCTTCCGCTGTCTCCATCGGAGTCTGATCGAAACTGATAGAAGACAAACCTAATCCTGCACCTAAAGGGGTTCCAAGTAAACCGGATAGTTCTTGTCTTTGTTCTGCGGTCAACTCTGATACCGGTGCCAAGTATGTGGGGCTGTATATGCCTTCTGGTGCGTCATCAGGCTGAGGCGACAAACTGAAGGTTCCAAAGTCTCTCATGAAGTCAAACGCAGGCTGTCCTACTGCTGGGAGAGATTCTGTTCCGTCTGCCGCACCTGTTCCCGTCTCTGTCTCTGTACCGTCTACAATCGACCTGATGATTGAATCGAAGTCGTAAGGAGTAATTACTTCGGGCGCAATCTCTATAGGTTCCGCAGGAATATCTTCGTTCTCTGAGGGACTTGGCCGCGCAAGTTCTTGCTGTCTTTCGTACTCTTCGTAATAAGGATTTAATTCCGCGTTGAAAAAATTACCGCTTGATGGAGTTATGGCACCTGTATCTTTGTCTACTGACCCTATAATTTCTTGAGTTGGGCCTGTGCTATATATTGCAAAGTCGCCCCCCTCTAACCGCTCTTTAGTCAAAGCATCTGCTTTGAATAATTGATTCAAGACGTCGTCAATAAATGTAAAGGGTATATCTAATAGATCGCCCTGTTCCTCTGCACCTTTGTCAAGATCTTCTTGAGCCTTCAGCCTTGCATCAACCAGACTGACTCCGGGTTCAGCGCCGTATAAATCTAGATAATCTTCGTCGCCGTATAGCGGTACATCTGGATCACTAAAGGTTGGTGATTCAGCTTGTCGTGCAGATACCGGTAGACCAGTATCTTCATCAACTGTTCTAGTCACCGGATCTGGATCAAGCGGTGGGTCTGGGACTTCGACTATTATATCCGGTAAATCTGTTTCTCCTAACTGCTTCGCTATTTCTCTTCGAGCATCGAGGGCATTTTGAATATCTTCTACTGTGGCGTCTTCAGGCAAACCGAGGTCTACTCTTGCCTGAGCAAACTCATCCGTACCCGCTCCCCCCAAGGATTCAGCGATAGCCTGCTCTGGAAGAAAGGCAGTCGTTGTATCCTCAGCGGATGGATCTGGGCTAGGATCTTGAGCGGCTACTGCGGCGGCGGCGGCGGCTCTTTCTAGCTGTTCTTTTTGTTGGTCTGTTAGTGGCTCAGTGCTTGCCACTAAATCAGAGACAGGAATCTCACCTACGCTGGTCTGTATGGTTTCTCGATTAGCTGGATTCTTGAGAAGGTCTTCTGTTATGTTCTGTATTCGTTCTATACTGAATGGCTCTAGGTTTCTTTCTACTGTGGCTCGCTCTCCTATGCTTGTGAGAAGATCTTCTACTTGCTGTTGCGGGTCTCCACTGCTAGGCAACTGATCTGCAAATATACTGTTTTGAAAGGCAACGATTAAATCGTCTATTGCTCGACCTCTTTCCGTTTCTGCAACAACAGCATCCAACCCCTCAGTTACTTCATCTGGGACAAAATCTGACGTTACTTCTGGAGCAAAATCTGGCTCTTGTGGAACCAAGTCGAAAACACTGGAATAGTCTCCCTCACGACGGAGATCTCTCAGCTCATTTTCCAGCTCTGAGTCTGTCACTGACTGGAACTCTGGTTCTACGTCTATGATATCGAACTCAGCCGCTATCTCATCAAGCACAGAACTATCTTCTACATCTCCTTCATCAAATCCCGGATCGAAGCTATATTCTTTATAAGCCTCATCGATCCTCCTGTTTATTTCTTCGACTGTGGTATCGTTTTCCTCTGCGGCTTTTTCTACTTCTCTGCTTGACTTAACAGGACTGCCATCACCAGAAGTGACAATATTACGACCACCGGGGCCGCTACCAACTATCGTGTTACGTGAGACCCCAGCATCTCTTGCAACCTTATCGCGTTCGTCGAAGTTGTCACCGCGAGAATCATCAGAGTCATCACGCCCGCCGCCGACACTTTGTCCGACGCTATCATCGAAATCCCCAGCCGAACCAAAGCAATATAAGACCTCATCTATCGGATTGTCTTTCGGATTGATAGCATTAAGTCTCATAGCTTATCCTCGCTTTGCTTTTGGACTAAGAAACGTCCAAGTCCCGAATGCCATTCGGCACCCTTTTTTCACGAGCCTGATCACTCGCAAGACGCCTTCCTTGCCGCAGTTCCTGTGATAGTCGCAGTCTTTCATTGTCTGCACGGGCCTGCGGTAAAACTCTCTCGAACGTTTTTCGGGCTTTGCTCACTGGCATATTTATCGCTTTTGCTAGTCGATTGATGTCAATGCCAGCTTTCATCATGACTCTAGCAACCTCTCGATCAGTCTTTCCTCGAACAAATTTTCTGATTTGTTCGTCTGTGATCTCTGGCTGTTGATTTTGTATCAACAAATCCTGTAGCGCCTTTTGATAACGCTCCATCATGTGAGAGTGCCTTTAGTCTGACCACGTTGGGCGATACCGTCCAACGCTCTGCGATCTCTACGCATGGCCGCTATTTTTTCTACATCAGGCTGAATGAGTCCACCGCTCTGCATCTTAACAACACTTTCCAAAGACTTCGCTTGAGCCGCGTGAGTTTTGCTAGCTTTTTTCAAGCCCTTGATTATCTTATTAATTTTTCTCTTGCCCTTCATCACCACTTAACCTTATGTGACCAATATTTTGCTGAGAGTTTTGTTTTCGGCGCAGGGCCATGACGTGCGTAGTACGACTTCTTCCTAGCTTTATCTTTCGCGCTCTTCGGATTCTTGCCCGCACCTTTCACCCCTTGCTGACCAAACCTAATTAGCTTGACCTTGTCGCCTTCTTTTGCCAAAACAGCGTGGGACTTCTTCGGGTGATTAGGCGTTCGTTTTGCCTTGTTGTAACCCGAAAAAGTTTCACCACGATATTTAACAGTCATGCGAAAAACACTGTCAGCTTGTCCATAGTACCAACGGTATACTTGACCGACATACCAGTGTCGAACAATACGCCCTCAGCAGGGATCGTTCTGTCTACAGTGGTATTGTCTGTGCCAATGGTCCTAGATGAAAACAAGTTAGTCCCGCTTTCAGGGGTGCCGTTGAAGTAATCAACATCTCCAGCCGACGTACCAGAAACAACCGACAGACCTTTTAGCCTCAAGCGCAGATCTCCCCTAACAGCTTCTCCACACAATGTGCCTGACCCTACTTTTATATTAGCCGCGTACTGCTCTGAACAAACCACAGAGGAAACGGTCAAAAACAACTTTGTCCCCGCGACTGCCTCGGCACTGCCGGTAGAGGTGATTGTCTCAGTTAGGGAGTTACCAAATACATCTGTTCCAGTGATCGTGGTTGTTTTGCCGCTGTCACCAGTACCAGTTGTTGTCACGATAATATTCCTAGCCCCACCACCCGCGAAGGTGGTGTTGGCTAGTGTTGCTGTCGTGTTGGGTCGGGCGGCTGTAACAAGGCGATTATCATCTGACGCATTTTCATCGCTGATGAGCTTTACCGATATATCACTTTGCATTGCCATGATGGATCTCCTTACGCAGTACCGATAAGAGTGATCACCAGCTTGCCTGCTGTGTAGTCAGCATCTGTGGTCGCTCCAGCAACTAGGTATAAGAATTCATCTGCGGCTGGAAAGGCGGTGAAGAATATGTTACTGCCTAGAGCCAAGTCCCCTGAGTCACACAGTTGTGTCTCAGTCAGCCCTGAAATGGCGTCGTCTTCTGTACCTGTACCCTCTGTTGCAGAAAATACATTGATGTCAGGGTCGCCGCCGGTAGGCGCCTCAAAACACTCCATGCTTGCCGCAATGATCGTCCCATTACGGGCGGCAGTGATTTGTCCGATATGACATACGTTAGACGTTCCATCTACTCCTATTATATCGCCACTTGCTGTAGACCGTAACCCTGTAAGATCTATTAGAATATTCGTGGTGATGATTCCACCCGTCCTTTGTACCGAGCTTCTATAAACAGTACCGGTACCGCCAGTGATACCTGTTCCTGCCTCTGTCGATAAAGTGTTGGCATCGAAAGATGCGACACCTGTAGAGCTGATACTAGAAAGAGTTGTGATTGCGCCAGTCGAAGCGTTTTTACTGATAGACGTAAATCCGCCTTCGGAACGGACTGGTCCTGTGAAGGTTGTATTAGCCATGTCATTCTCCTGTCTTGGCTAGTGTCAAAAAGTTCAAGTGAACTTTCTGTCAGGATAAAAAAGGGGGGGCGAACCCCCCTCCTAGTTAGGATGCTCCGGGTGAACCGAAGATGCCTAGTGGGTCAGAGACCCCGAACGAATAACGCTCTCTTGCTTTATAGCGAACATTACCAGTATCGAAATCGCCGTCCATAGATGTCTGCATCGGTGTCCGCACAAAGTGCTTCATGCCGTTTGGAATATCTGTGACGATGAAGAAAGCATCTGTGTCAGTCAGATAGTGATTGACACGATAACCTTCTGGAATCGATCCATTGGTCTTGATCGCGTTCAAGTCGTTATCCGCCGTCCCTACACGCAGATCTGTTTCGAGCAAACGTGTTGCTACGAACATCAATGCTGGAGGAACAATCAGCTTACGAGGACGAGCCGCAATCAACAGATCACGCTCATCTGTAAACGCCGCGATATCA